TAAGTAAATCTTCTATTCTTAATAAACATTTATCTGCCATTCTTATCTCCCATTAACACAGTTAATTGCATCTTTAATAATTTCATCTAAATCTTTAGACTTATTATTAGCTTCATCTAAGGCTTCCTTTGTTCTTTTTACATCAAAAGAATCTTCATCAAATTTTAATTTCAAATCTTTTTGATTTGTTCTAAGAGTTTCTAATTGTGTTTCTAAACTTTTTATTTCTGAATCAGTTTCTACATTGTTTCTCTTAACAACATTTTTTTCTACATCATTTAATTCAACTTCATCTATTTTAGATTCTTGTTTAACTCTGATTTTTGGTTTGGGAGAGGTGTTTGATACATTTCTAAGATTGGGATCAGTATCAACTATAGGAGATATATCATTAGATTTATCTAATAAAAAATCATTAACTGATTTTTCTAATAATAGTTTTCTAGTTTTTGGATCTATTTTTTCTAATGCCATCATAATTCTACCATTTTCAGGATAATATTCTTTATATAAATTAAACTCGGCATCCGCACCTTCGTCTACTGTAATTTTATTTTCTTCTCTTGCTTGTTTAATTTTCTTTTGTCTTAGTTTAAATTTTCTTGCGGTGTTTAAATCTTTTAATTTTCCAGCACCCACATGAAGTCCACCACCCATTATAGTTCCAAATGTAATATTTAAAAAACTATCCATGTGGTCATAATCAGCTTTTACTTTTTGTGCTACACCATAAACTATAGGTTCAATAAGAGATGCACCTACAGCACCTTCCACCATACCTCTTGCTAATCTCGCTGTTTTAAATCCTGTTCTTCCAACAAGCCATGCAAATCTTGCCTGTCCAAATACAGGTATAAAAGATGCTGCTATATTTATTGGGTCAAATAAACTAACCCCTAAACCAGTTGCAAATTTAGCTGCAGTAACACCCCAACCATCAGGTCCTCTTGCAATAATGCTTTGTCTCTTTCTTTCATCTTTTTTTCTATTCACCATAATATCAACAACAGATTGATATTCGTCATTATCAAAAAACAAACCTAATTGTTTATGTTCTTTATTATTATTTAAAATTTCTCTTGAGACAGGATTTTCTTTTTTTTGTATTGATAAACTTTTAGCCTCTTCTAACTGTTTATATGTATAAATAGAATATGATGGGTTAAAATTCCAGTTGTCTGAAGCAATAGCTCCTAATGATTCAAGTAAACTTGTTTGATATTGATCATAACCAAATTTATCTGCTGTTTCATTTATATCTAATCCAAAGCCAAATTGTGCCATATTATTTTATTTAATTTTTATCTAAATATTTTTTAAGTAGTTTTGCTGCTTTTTGGTGTCTTTTATTTACACCTGGAGATTTATCTTTAAAATCCATAAGTTCCTCATAGGCTTTTTGCCAATTAGGCGGATTTGATGTTACATATTTCCAAAAATTCGGAGTTTTAGTTTCTAATTTACCATATATAAAAGAAACAGAAGCTAATACAGTTGCTTGTTCTGTTGTTAGTGAATCAAAAGATGTTCCTGTTTTCCTTTTCCAATCTTTTTTAAGTATTGTTAATATTTTTTTTTGAATAAATTTATTTAATATATTAGATTCTTTTTCAGAAAGTTTTAATGGTATTTTTTTTAGTTGTTCTTCAGCGTTTTTACCTTTTAATTCTAAATAGGGTTTTAATTTATTTATAATTTCTTCTGGTAAACCTTTTAAATCATTTAAGTTTCTAGCACCTAAATCAACAGCACCGGCTATTGTTACTCCAGAATTAGGAAAATCTTTTAAAGTATAACCTTTTAATTGTGTGCCACCTTCTAATTCATTTATAATAAAATCAAAATCTACATTACTATTGTCTATTATAATATTTTTTGTTTTTTTATCAGCTTCTATTATTGCTACTATATTTCTACTCGCATAACTGCCACCTTTATAAGAAGCATAATAATCTGATTCTATTTTTTTAGAATATTCTAATTCAATATTTGTACCTGGTAATGTTAATGAAGTATCATCAAAATTAAATGTTAAAAATTCTCCATCAGCATTTTTAACTGGAGCAAAAGAACCATCAGGAAAAACAATACCAAAAATTAAACCATTACCATCTGCTGTATTTCTCCATTCTCCATTATCTTCCATTTGTTCTTTCATTTCTTCTGTTAGCTGTACTTCTGTAACATCTTTATTGTCCGACTCAAAAGAAACAGCATTAAATTCATCTAAATAATGTTTTTGAATTAAATCAGCTTTTGCAATAATTCCAGTATCTGATTCTATTGTGTGTGTAATATCGTCCCCATTATATATTGTGGGAACATAATAAGTATCTTCTATTACAAAATGATCTTTTATTAAACTAGCTGCTTTAGTTTCTGCATCACCTTGGTCTTGGTTTTCATCAATCCACATTGAATTTAAAACATCATACGCTAATACTTTTTTTATATTATGAAGTTTGGCAATGGCTTTACTTGTATTAATATTATTATTTTTTGCAATTATATCTTCAAATTCTTGAATTTCAGCACTTATGTTTGCTTCTATTTCCTTAAAATCAATATCATTATCTTTTGCAAATTTTTTAAGTTTTTCTTGTTCCTCTTTTTCATCATAATTCATAAAACGATTTGTTATTGTTGGATTACCAAAGAAAGAAGATAATTGTGCAGCTATGGGTAGTCCTGCATTGTCAAGTTGTAACATAGCTTGTGAATTATATTCACCAAATTCAGCTTCTAAATGTGCTAACATTGCAACTCTTGTCTCAGCGTCTCCATTGTTATATCTTACAACAAAACTATCAGCCTCATTGTTTGACATTACTTTTATTTTATATGGTGGTTGTCCCATATCAATTTGAGTTTCTACAAGTTTATTAACTAATGCTAATTTTTTTTGTAAATAAAGTTCATTATTTTTTACAGCATCTATAGAATCTAATTCTTCAACTAATTTTTTAATATCGTCATTTGTTTGAGTTATAAATGAAACTGGATTTGAATCCATAGCTGTATTTCTTGCTGTTATTGCCTGTGAATATATAGCTTTTTCTTTTTCGCCTTCTATAAAAGTTTTAACTCCAGTCTCTACTTCGCTATCTATTGTTTCAATAAAACCTTCCAATGTTTCTGATATATCAGCATTACTTATAGAATTAATAATTGATATATTGGCTACTGAATTTTTTAATGAATCATATTGTTGTAGCATTTTATTAAATATTTTTGGTTCTATAATTTCTTTTGCAAACTCCATATCAAAAGCAATTTCTTTTCCTAAAGCTGTAGCTGCTAAAAAATTACTCCACTCCCTATCAACCATAGGTAATAAAACACCTTTTGCATCTTGTATTAAATCTATTCTTGTATCTAAGTTTAAATTAGGAAATTGTTTATCATCATTTAATTTAAGCCAAGCTAATTTGGGACTATCAATAATCATTTTAGTTGCTTCAAAAATTTCTATTTTACTTGGAATAAAATCAATTATTTTTTTTAAATTAGCATTTGGTATTTTACCTTTATAATTAGTTGTATATAAATTAATTAAATCATTTTCTAAAGTAACATAATCAAAATTACCTTCTGCTAAAAAAGCAGTTGTTAATAATCTGTTTTCTTTTAAAGCAACATTATTATCTAATGATGTTAAAATATTTTTTGATATTTGTGTATTAGTTCTAAAAATTCCTTTTTGTACTTCAGCTAAAGCATAATTATTAAATAAACCTTGAACACTTCCATTGGTTGCAGTTGATTTATATTTTTCAATTAAAGAATTTGACTTTGTTTTTAAAATTTGATTTGCTATTTCTTTATTTTCTAAAACATTTACTTCATCATAAACTTTTTGCATATCAGTTATGAAATCATTTTCTAATTTTAATGCTTCTGTTTTATTTTGAGCATCATTTTCTTTTATTTTAAAATTAACAACAGCATCAGTTACAGGTTTTAAAGCATTAAAAATGGTACTACTGGGACTGATTTTAATATTAGATGTAGTACCAGCTAATTGTTCTATTGATCCTGTTGCTGTAAATGTAGGTATCTTTGGCATTATGCTGTTTTACTCTTATTTGACATTGCTAATAAACTTGTTCCTGTTTGAGCTATTGTACTTATTTGTGCTAATCTAGCTTCATTTCTGGCGATTTGTCCTGAAATTCTTGCAAAATTTGCTTCTTCCATTTTATTTGCTACTGCTACTTTTGAATTATATTCAATTAAATTTTTTTGTAATTCTGCTTCAATAGCATTTGATAATTCAATATAATAACTACTTCCACTTCCAACTTGAACACCAGATTTTGCTAGAGCAACTGTAGTTTCTCCTTCAATTTTTTTAAAACTTTTTGCAAATTGAGCAATATCAAATTCTGCCTTTGCTTCTATTTGATCTGCATGACCTTCTAAAACTTTAGCGTTTCTTTCATTAACTGATTGATTATACTTACCAATTTTGCCTTGAGCGTGGTATTGAAGGACACCCATTCCGACAGTAAAAGCTGTACCCATTAGAATATCCTCACATATCTGTATTGGTCTGAACCATCAAACCCATAACATTTCATTAAACCTTCATTTTCTAAACCTAACCATTCCGCAAATCTTAAACCTTGTTTAAAATCTTTTCTGATTGCGGTTTGAACTCTTTTAATATTGTGTTGTTTGGCAACATTAGCAAAATCTTTTTTAATTGCTTTAGCAACTCCTATTGGATATTTCCACATTTCATTTGTAGCAATCACCCAACCTTCTGCAACTTGTCCCCAAATTATTTTCATTCCTGCTGCAAAAATTGGTTTATTATTTACAATGCCAGTAAAAGCTAAATTGTCTTGTTCTAAATTTTGAGCATCACCCATGACTTTTATATATTTTGAATCAGCTTCTAAAAGTTTATGATTCATTTGACAGGATAATATAAACTGTCCATGTTCTCTTGTATAAGGTACTATATGTAGCGTATTATCCATCATTTGTTACTAATCTTGGGTATAACGATAAAATTGTAAAAGGTAAAGGTTGAGTTTGCCTAACAAAGATATATCCATCAGTATCATAATCTCCTCTAAACTCTACTTCTTTATCTCCTGTAAATACTGGGATTCCTTCATCCATAGGATTAGCAGAAGTTCTAAATGGTATTCTTTCCATATCAGATAAATTTGGTCCTACCTCAACGCCAACACTTTGATATAGTCTAGCAGTAATTTCATATATTCTTTTAGTTTTTCCTTGAGATGTTCCATCTTGTGAACCAGCATCTATCCTCATTGTTTTTAATATTGAATGATAAGCTAATCCCATTTTAACATTTGTTGCAGAACGATCTAAAACAACACTTCCCGAACTTACAATTTTATCTGGATGTGTTGCACCATCTGCTAATATAGCAACTGTTTGTCCTTCTAAATGTTCTAATCCTGTAATTGTTGTTGCGGCAGTTCCACTATAAGTTAAAGCACTATCTAAAAAATGAAATGAGGTATTATCTGTTGCGTCAAATTCAAATACATTTAAGTATTCTACATATCTTCTTGTTGATCCATTAACTGTTCTTTTAACAATAACCCATATTTGATACTCTGTATCATCAGTTGGAATTACAGCAATACTTTCACATACAGCTTTACCTTGATCTGTTGTTGCTAATCTTGTTGAATCATCTACAGATTTAATTGTTAAAAATCCTGTAGACGAAGGAGATGTTTCTGTGATTGTAACTACATTTGCTGCTGGATTGGCAACTGTAAAATCTGCATGAGCATTAATCGCTGTAAATAAATTGTCGGCAGTTGTGTCATTACTTTCATTTGGTCTAAATCCTAAAGTTTCATCCGGAGAAGTTCCTCCTGAAGCCTCTGATGTAAAAGTAACTGTTGTACCATCTGATTTAGTTAAAGTAATTCTTGTTCCGGTTGCTATGTTTGTATAATCTGTAACTGTTATTGTTGCATCACCAAATTTTCCACCAAAAATATGTCTGTGCCAGGCAACAACTTCCTGTTCTCTTTGATAAGTTAATGCTGCTAATTCACCATCTCCTCTAACACACCATAAAATTGATAATGGTTCACCTTGAAAAGCCATTTGAGTTATTCCGCTAGTAGTAACGTGTTCGGCAAGGATAGTTAGATCAGGTGAAGAATAACCATCGACATCAAAATTATAAGCTAGTTCTCTAATTTTTCTTTTTGCTCTTTGTAAAAATAAGGTAGCATTACCAACTGCTACAGCATCTACATTAGCTCCACCATTATTTGTTTGTTTTTTAATTAATATATTTGTTGGAGTTATAGAATTGTCATCTCCACCTCCTGATACCGCAAATTCACCACCTGCAGTTCCAATAATTAAAGTTCTTGTTGATGACATAAATCTAATTGCATTTACTTGGTTGGATGCGATTGTATAAATAATTGCATCATCATCAGCTACAGTACCACCAATATTAGCATCCATATTTTCATAATCACCAGACTTTGAAAAATAAACTGTTTGTGGATTACTTAATGTTGCGGCAAAACATAGTCGTTGTTCAAAAAAGGTTACGCAAGAAGGAAATCCTGTTGTGTCTGAAAAAGCTCCTAAGTACCAAGCTGAAATAGCATTTGTATTTGTAAAGGCGGTTGTAATAGTTGCAACTGCAACAGTTGAATTTGTCCTAGCGGTTATTATTGCATAACCAGCATTAAAATGAATTTGTCTACCAACATCTGTAGCCAACCATCCTTGGTCATCATTAATTCCAGTTGTTGCAGAAGCTGTAATATTTACTCCAGCTCCAGCACCTGCGGAAGCTGGTGTTAAAGTTGTTGTTGTTGTATTAACATCTATAAATGGTCCATTGGTAAAAGCAACTTCAGCCAATGTCCAAGCTGTATGTCCGGTTCTTGATAATTTATTTGTTTCATGGGATGGATGACAAAGATACATAACATCAGCAGATTGAGCAAATTTTATATCAAATAATTCTGCTTCTAAATAAGGAGTGGTAATTGTATAAATTCTATTTGCAACACCGCCAGAAGTATAAACTGAATAAGGTCCTGAAACTGAAGTATTAACATTAGTTCCATCAATATCTTGTAATTCAAAAGTATTCGTTGTTTTATTAGAAACTTTATAAGTTATGCCATTAACCTCTGTCATTCCAGAAACGCTTGAAAGAATTACAAGGTCTCCATCAGAATAACCATGTGATGTTGCAGTTACTACTCCTGGATTAGCATTGGTAATTCCAGTTATTGTTTTATCACCTTCTAATATTGCACCATTGTCTTTATAAAATCTTATTTTTAAATTTGAAAATTCAAGAATATAAGTTTGTGTTGTTGAAAATTCAAAAGGTATTAGTCTTGTTTTTTTTGAACTATCCACAACTTCAGCTACAAATGTTGTACCTGGTCTACGAGCTGCAGCTCCATGAGGATAGATAACTAAATTTTCTAAATTTGAACACCCTGCGGCATATTTTGATAAATCATTTCTTCCATCTAATCTAGGTGATAATTCACCTGCAGTAAAATTTGTAAGCTGTGCAGCTACTCTAGCCATGTATTAAAACCTTGAGTTAATAAATGAACCTGCGTCTACAACATCCGTCATTCCTAAATCTTGATCTACATTATAGCCTTCAGTTGAATCTACAAATCTAGCATCTCTTAATTTTTCTTGATATGATAAAATCATATTTTGTGATGTTGTATTGTTAGATGTTACTGCATAAGCAATGTCTGCACCTAAAGCTGCAGATAATGTTTCTCTTAATAATTCATCATATTCATTGGGATCGGTAATTCTTGAAATATATAATATTTTCATAGTGGATGCGTTACTTAATATCTTTCTACCTTCCACTTTATGGTTTGAATCATAATCTAATACTCTAAGTAATCTTAAACAGTTTGTCGGTAATGTGTAAGCATAACTAAAACCCCATGCCGGAGCAGTAGTTGATGCAGCCAGTTCTAATCTTACTTGTAAACAATTCCAAGGATGTGTTCTAAACAAGGCATCTCTAACTTGAGTGTATCTTGAATTGCAAAGTCTAGCGTTTTTTGAATCTTCTGTTAGGGATAGGATTGTTGTTGCTCCTAATTGATTTAATGCTCCATTACAAATATCTACTGTTGATGCCATATTACTTCCTTATAATATACTTACGCCTTATTTGTCTATATCTTTCTAAAGCAAATATCTCTTCTTCTGTTCTCTCTTCTTTAGCATCAAATCCATAATGATATTTAGGACCATGATGAAACCGGTCTACAAGAACATATCTGTATACATAATTATCTTTTTTAAAATGTAATACAGTTTTTAAATCTTTAATCTGTTTCATGCTAAACAGGCGAGATTAAGTCTCCCGCTTCCCGCCTGTTTAATTCTGTTTTCTAGTCTACAACATATTCTATTCTGAATGACATTGTTCCAGCAGTACCACCTTCAGCAGCCATTGTAGCTGCAATGTAGTAGTAACCACCTGGATCTGTAGTGTCTCCAGCAGTTGTGTGTATCTTAGCTCCAACAGTATCTATTGCTGCAACTTCATGACGAACATCTGCCATTGCACCAGCGTCAGCTACTGCAGTTGCATAACAATCTTCGTCTTTGACTACACCAGCGGAAGTATAAATTCCGACATTGAATGTGCATGATCCACCGAATGTGTCTGAACCTACGTTTATTTCGGTTACAGTCGCATTACTTGGAATCGGTGCTAACATAACAACATCGTCATCGTTACTATCCCCTGCCGCAAGTTCAATAGTTCCTTGTGCTACACGAACTGATCCATGTAGAATGTTGGCACTACTTTGTACTTGAGGTGTAGCTTCTAAGTTTGCTACTAAGTCTGAGTTTTTAGTTCCCATATATTCCTCCTATTACGATTCGGTACATTGTACTTCAACGACTTTGTCTTCTTCCATTCTAGTAGCACCGATGCTCATGCAGTAGTACACTTGAGTGGCATAAGATTTGTCAGCTCTTTCGTCTATTCTAGCATTGACATCTTTGCCAATACCTAGAGCTATTCCATCTTGTGCGAAGGCTATACATGATCTGGTTGTGCCAGATAATGCAAGTCTGTTTGATACAATGAAGTTAAAACCAAGATAAGTGTTGACCTCACCATTAGCCAATGCTTTGACTGTGTTGAAATCTGAACTCGTTACCTCAGTTATGTTTAAAAGATCACTTATCTGCCTCGGAGATACTATGATATGTCTTGGTATAGAAGGATCTACATCACTTAAATCAAGAGTCTGTTTTGCAGTTCTTAATTTAGCGATAGTTAAAGCAGCAGAACCATGTACGATTTGATTCGCATTGGCTGTGCTAGTTGACCCTGTCTCACCAGTATATGCAGTACCTAGTGCAGCAGTTATGATCACATCATCTATAGCTCTTCCCATTGCCATAGCAGCGGCTTGAGCATAAGATGAAGTCGGATCTATTAAAAGTCTAACTTTGTCATTTTGATCTATTAAATCAGCAAATTCATAATCAGCCATAGATAATCTACGCCTCGCATGAGGTGTGTCTATCTGTGGAGTATCTGAATGTCTGCTAGTTTTTTCAATAGCAGTTACTGAGCCAACTTGATCTAAGAAAGCATTTTTTCCAACAACGCTCTCTACTCTGACTTTGTCTCTTAATAACGATCCCATTTGTTGGGACAACATTTGCACATTAGCAGAATACTGCTGTACAAACGCTGTAGTTACTTGTGATGACATAATTGTCTCTCCATATTATTATTAATTAAATCAGAAAGGTTCTCCACCAATAGGTAGGCATCTCTTAGGTTTAAAGTCTTTTAGACTAGAGTCTTTTGCTACTTGTCAATAAGGTTCTTGCGAATTTTCTTATACTTAATCCCTTATAATATATTTAATAATAATACAAGGGATTAAAATTATTATTTAGTATTTAACATTTCTCTCAATGTAAGCATTTGTTGTATAGATTTATCATGTTCAGGATGTCCCTTAATATGATAAGGATGAGCTTTATCAGTCATCATTTGTAAGATTTCTTGCTCAATATTTTTAACACTATCAACATTTTCACTTTCAGTTGTAACCATTTTATCCTCAGAAAACATAGAGGCTATCTTTGATAAACCTTTTATAATTTCTGAATTATCGCCAACTCTAGTTCCATCTTGTAATAGTAAATCTAAAACTCCCGGCATATTAGCTTTTGCTACTGCAGCAGCTTGTTTTACTTTAACATCATAATCTCTACCCCATTCTTGTCTTAAATGTTGTTCTGCTTGAGCGTGTGAAGTTTCAATATCTATTTTTGATTGTTGTGCAGAGCCTTCCATATTATCTTTATAAAACTCTAATATTCCTTGAGCCTGTTTGTTGTTTAAACCTAATTTATGAGATTGTTCGGCAAAGGATTTAATTTGATTTTCATCCATTGACACAATTTCTGAATTAATATCTAAAGCATATTTTGCAGCAGACTCTGGTCTACCCAATT